TACGCGATAACGTCTGAAACTACGCTTTGGTCCCAGCTCCCATAGATACTTAGCGGAAGCTGCCAGCTAAAACGCTTGCCGCTGCTGTTTTGATTTTCAACGACTCCAAAATTGCTTGGTGTTGGAGGCGTAATCTCTTCGCGTTCGACAAGATCAAATATGTAATCAGTCGGTTCTTCACCAAAAATTGCACTTGTAAAATTAACGCGCACGTCATAAGTGTCTGGGGCGTGAAACGCTTGGGTGTAATACCCAGTAAGAGGGATGTCCGCTAAGAAATACCAACCGTCATCATTAGGTGGCTTTACGCCTGGAATCTCGCCCGTAGTCAAGGTTTTAGGCCTTACCCAACACCTGTAGCCACTAATCCGTTCCGGGATTGGACACGTTCCAGAATCCACGATCAGCAAATGCGTGCCGTCAGGCTGGCTTGCGTGCGTTAATGTTGCCCCAAATTCGGTTGCGCTTAAGTCTGGAATTGCAGGGAAAGAATCAACGTCATAGCTCACCCATTCAGATTGAGTGCCAAGCCGATTTACAGCTGCTACCCGGACCTGATAACTATTGCCAAACACATGGTTTTGCAATGGAATTTCAACCGTGGTGGCCTGCACTGAAACAAGGTCATGCCACTCAGTGTCTCCAGTTTTTCGCCATTGATACCTATAACCTCTAATAAGCAAATCGACTGTGTTTTCAAATTGAGGGGCCTTCCAAGACGCTTTGATTGATGTCTGCCCGTTAGAAAATTCAAGGTCAGCGTCAAGATTAGTAGGTGGTGTGATCTGCCGAAGCTGGAATCGATCTTTAGGAATCGCTACTGGCAGGTCATTATCGACAAATCCATACTTGCTAGCGTTGTATTGGATTGCCTCGACTTGATAAATCAACGGCTCTACTTCTGCGACTGAAACAATCCTGTAAGTAGCCGCCTGCATTGCGCTCCACTCAAGCACCCATAAAGCGCCCGTCTGTGAATTAACGGCTGCATTCAATTCAAGCTTTGTATTTTTTGATTCGCTGGTAACAACCCGAGCAACCAAGTTGTCATCATTTTGCGTCAATAAATTATCGGTTGTGCTTTGGCGTTGAATCTTAAGCTCTTGAATTTCCTCATTTACGTCAGTCGAGCTGACTACATTGAAAACTTGTAACTTTGGTCGTGTTGTTTTTGTTCCGTCTCCGTTGGTCAATGTTTCACCGTCAGGGACGACTAGCGTCAACGTGTACGCCGTTCCATCAACCAACGCTAAAACAGCATCAAGGGTGACGGTGTTGCCGTCTATCGCAACAATGCGCCCCCCTAGGCGCTGCCCTTGCTTCAGTGGATCTGCAATCTGGATGACTTCCCCAACACCAGCTGCTAACCCTTCCGCCCCAATACGAAAACTTACCTTTTCAGTTTCGTATCTGTCGCTGAACAATGTGTGCTTGGCTGCTCGCAGGGCTTGACCGCGAGAAGTGACACCAATCAACCGAAGATCAACAGGGTTGTAGCCAAGCTTGTCCAGTAACTCATCATCTTGCTGATACTCAGTGACTGAGCTGTAAACCTGATTAGGGTCATCCCAATTAGCAAGGACAACGGTCTTTCGCGCTGCACGCGCGGAACCTGCATAGTTGAAGCATGGACTGGAAACTTCACCGTTATCTCCAACATCTTGAATGACATTCGCCTCACTAAACTGCTGAACAGGATCCTGTAGGCGATCTTGCGTTAGATATAGTTCACCTTCGCTGTAGTAAATTAACCCACGGAAGCAAGATGCCAACGCATTCAAAACGTCATACACACTGCCTGGGTTTTGCAAATACACATTGCAAGTAAAGCGAGGCTCGGTTCCGCCCGAGCCGTTAGGTACGTTCTCATCGCAATATTGACTAACGGTGTAGAGATACCAAGGGTCGATCGCAATTGAATTGACATAGCGCTTCACTCCGAACCTTTCGTTTAAAACGATGTCTCTAAAAATCCAAGCAGGATTGTCGGTCCATGCCATTTGGAATGTCCCGTCCCACACGCCTGTATAAGTTCGAGTGGTCGCGTTGTAATTGGTAGGGACTTGAACTCGCTTACCACGCAGTTTTACAGATACATCAGGAATAGTGTTGAACTGTCTAGCGTCAACTTTAAGCGCAACACATGCTGTATTGGGGTAAGCAAGTTTTTCGTCAACGATTTCAACGTAACTTTGCCACGAAATACTGTTCTGAATAAACGCAGAACTACTATCCGCAGTCAAGCGAGAAACACGTAGATTCCAGGGCCCCGTCCCAGGCAAATCAAATTCGTATGCTCTCTGAAATTCACTATTTGATTTACCGCTTACTGTTGGTTGTGAAACAGTAGTAAAAGCACCGCCATTTGAATTAACTTCGATCCGATAGCTGACTGAAGTGCCGTTAATATCACCAGTATCTTGATTTTGAGCCTGCAATGCAGGATGCGTAATAATCACCCTGGCACGTTCAGTGTCTGTGTCGGTAATGGCCCTGGTGATCGCTCCAGTAGCCTGGGTAATTCCAACATTTACGCCAACAGTATTTTCTACTTGGCTAAAACCTGCGATGGGCGTTTGGGTTGCATCATCACCGTCGCGAGAATCGAGCGTAAATCCTTCAAAATTTGCAGAGTTGTCTGGGTTGCGGATTGGAACGCCATCAAGATAAACGTCTTTTTCAATGCCATTTGGGAAGCCTTCTACCTCGCCCTCAGACAACGCATAAACAGTTTTGGCGAATGCAACCGAAAAAAGATTGTTAGCCGCTTCTACTGGCTGCTTCGCCGTAGGGGATTGGATAATTGTTTGCTGGACAACAGTCTTAGGCTGTGAACGCCCGCCACCTCCACCGCCAGCACCGCTGACTTCTACTTCTGTTGCCTGAGTGTCACTGTCCATCACAAGAAGTTCTGCAGCTCAAGGCCGAACGAAAGGACAGGCAATGCACCAATGATACGTTCCCCATATAGCACCGGCACAACGTCGCCCTGAACAGTATTGGCGTTGGACTTGTCGAAAGTAAATGAGTTCAACTGTTCAGCCTGGCTACGACCTGTCGTAGCGCTGGAGCGTCCCATGCCCCCTTTAACAGTTGGCATTTTGGGTGTGGGCGTCAGAAGCTCTGCTACGCCACCAAACAGCATTGACGCACCGATTGCGCCGATGCCAAGAGAAACCGCACCAAATTGCGTTCCAAAAATTGTTGCCGCTGTTGCGCCAATGCCTGGCACCAAAATGGCAAACGCGACCAACGCAACACCAGCCACGACCTTGCCCACACCGCCACGACCCACAGGCACAGGGGCAAGCACTAACCGTTTACTGATTGGCCACAGCAGCTGCTCTTCATCAATTCCCTCTGGCGAGTGGTCGGTAATCACCTTCCAAGCAATGCCTTTGTCGCCCGACTCAAGCAGGTATTGCCGCAAGCCGGGAATTTGGAGCATCAAAGCTCGCAAGCCTTCTGCAGGCGTCTTGATCGCTAACTGAAACTTGCGGCCAAACCTTCGGCCAGCTTCGCCAACTAATCGGATCGTGACCATTAGGCAACGCGACGAACGACCATGGCCGTATTATCGCGGAAATAGCCGCTGTAGGACATCACCTCAGATCTGCGACCTACCAAATGCTGGAAGATCTGATTGGCCTCTGGGTCTTCCAGCACCGCGACATGGTTGCAAGCATCATCGTTCTTGATCTTCATCAAAAACACGTCGCCGCGCTCTAAAGGCACTGATGGAGGGATTCGCACAAAACCCTCAGCAGCAAAATTGTCCTCAAAATGCGTAAACCCACGCTGTACCCATTCACCCTCGTACAAGCGTTCATAGTCACCCATCACAACGCCCATCTCTTGGCTGTACCAGTCACGCACTGCTGAATAACAGTCATAACCGCCATACAGCCATGGACGCCCCAGCAGCCCTGCCGACTGGCTCGGATCAAAGTAAAAGTGCTCCGTGCCCGCACAGTTAAAAATTGCGTAAGGCAGGTTTAATGCTTTTGAAGCGTTGATGTCGGCAAAGCTGACAGTTCCATAATCGATGTGGCTATGCCAAGACGCGGCAGCGTCGTCTAGGTGCAAAGCAGTCTCCTCAGCGCTGATCGTAAAAGCGTTCTGTTCTTTAGATGTATTAGTACATTCAACAATGTCTCCATTGTTCAAAATAAAACCACACGCTTCAACAGGGTGTGCGGCCTCTGCGCATTCTTGAATCTTGGCTTGCTGCTTGCTTGTGGTCGGATTGCTAAAAGAAGAAAGCATAATTAGCCCATTGCATCGGTCAGCCCTGGAAAGCCGCCAAAAGGCAAACGTGAGGTGCTACCGAAGCGTAGCTTGCAACTCGTCAAACGCTTGCCGCAAACATCATTTGCTGCTGTAGTGGCTTGGTCATTAGCGTCAAAAAAGCTGCTGCCTGAGTAACCACAGCCAATGCTGTTTTTGTAAATCCACTGGCATTGCTCACGCAGCAGTCTTCGCCCTGGCAAAGAACGTCCCTCAAGGTCAAAAGGTATGGTTAATTGAAACGATATGGCCAACTTATTTTCACTGCTTTTTTGCTCAACAATCCACTCATCAGGCCCCCAAAAAGCGTCAGGGTCAGCGCCAGGAGCGCCGTCTAGGTAGGTCGTTAGAGTACGAATACGTTGAATTGTAGCGCCAACCAAATCATCGTAAGTGTTGGTCAAAGCAGTAATCCCAAGGCCTACGTTCGCGAATGCAATAGTAGGCCTTGCCAGCTGCCCACTTGTATTTAGCTCAAAGCCAGACGTTTCAAGCGGCAATGCCGTATAACTATGGGTTTTGTAAACCACATCAGCGCCGTTGACCTGCGACCAGTTTGCGAATCTATAAACACTTTGATCTGACGATCCCGGCGGCAAGATAGCTGCAATGTCAAGAGTGAATAGATCAACAATCTGCGGAAGTTGAGTCTTATACGTCTCAGCATTTGGTGGTGACTGAGTCATACATACACCTGGGTAAGGCTGAATTTTAATCGAGAGTATATAGGAGTCACAAGCTCAAAGGTCCAGCCAGAATCTAAAACGTAGTTTTTGGCTGCTTGGGTAAGTGTAATCGCTACAACTGTGCCATTGGCTATATCAACAGAAGTCAAAAGCCCGGTCACTAGGTTTGCAGTGTAATTGACAGGCCTGGTGTAGCCAGTCAAGACCAAGCTACTTATGTTTGTGTAGCCCAATAGCAGCTTTCCACTTTCAAAAGGCCTTGAAAAAGTTTTGGTGTTAAGAGGCGGAGTCCAAGGAATTGCCGTGCCTCTAAGGGATAGCAAGTAGCTTTCAATTGAATTGGCCTCATCATTCGTTAACAGAGCTGATGTGCAGTCCCACTTCTCAACATCAGAATTCAATCCATCGGTCAAAATCTGTGAATAACCGTCGCCAAACTGTGCTCTTTGTATTCGCGTGCTGCGCTTCGCCTGAGTCGCGAAATCCAGCTTGATGTCGTTAAAGGCGAGGTAAGTCATCAGAGCATGCCTCCACTGCGACGCTCGTTAGCCAAAGTATTCAGGACAATCCCCTTGACTTGACCTGCAATTTGTTTTTGTGCGGCAGGAGTCAAGTTCTCTCCGGTGTTCTCGACGTTGATATTGATTGTGTCCACCTTAACTCCTCCGCCAGAACTCTCAACTCCCAGCTTGCCACCAGGACCGCGACGCAGGGGAAGAATTGCCTCAGGACCCGCCTCCCCCATAAGCCCAAAGCGGCCGGTGCCGCCATTCGCGTAAGCAAACATCGTTGGTTTGTCGACGATGCCACCTCGGGCGAACTTGGCGATGCCATTGCTGAAATACGCACCGTTTGCAGCACCGGCAAGATTGATCGCAGTGTTTAGACCTGCAGGCGCTGCTCCCGTTCCTCCAAAAGCAAACCCGCCACCAGACAACTTGAAACCACCACTAGGCGCACCAGGCAATAGCCCGACCACCTGATTCAAGACGTACATGGTGATCATCTTTTGGATAATCTGCGCTGCCATATCTAAGAAGAAGTTGCCAATATTTCTGAAGAAGTCTGCAAGTGCTTGTTGAGTAGTAGCGCTGCCATCAATAACGCTTCTGAAGGAGTCGGTAAATGCCGTGCCGATGGCTTCACCTGCATTCACGACTGCATTGATTGGATTGAGAAGCTGTGACAGCTCTTGTCTCATTTCTCTGATCCGAACAATGCCCTGCTCAAACAACGTCGGATCGATTGACTGCCTGATTAGGTCAAGGTCTTGATCTGTTGCCTCTGGGAATTGCTTCCTGAAGCTTTTTTGTGCGGCCTTTACGCGCTCTTCAGTGCTAAGCAGTCCAAGCTGGTCCCTTAGCTGCATTCGGGCGTTATTCAGCGCCTCAGCTTGCTTCACCTGCTCTTTATTCTGATTCGTAATCTCGGTCTCAATCTTCAGCATCCCAATCCTGAACCTTTCATGCGCTGCATGTATCGCGTCAATTTGTTTGTTAGCGGTTAGCTCTTCTGACTTAAGAACAGCCGCTTCTCTT